CATCTCTAGGGTGGTGCATTAATCCTATACACTCCATCATATCTTCTTCTCGTAAGTCTTCGTATAACATAGGAGCATCAAGATCAGCCATAGAAGGTTCAATTCTAACTTCCATATCTTCTACTTCTAGGTATCATTGTGGATTCAAACTCAGCAGCTAATAACTTACAAGGCAGTGCAGAACTACTCTTAACTTCTATAGTTGCGTCATTAGGTTGAGCTTGTACTGCAAACTTAAAGAATCCTGTCTCAGGTGTGAACTTACTAAGTGTACTGACAGAAGCTAACAAAGTAGGATTGTAAGTATAAGTGTAGGTATCTCTGAATTTAGGAGTTACTTCTACAGTGAAGTGTCCAGTCTCTGAATATTCCAAGCTACCATTACGAATAGTTTGAAAGGTGTAATCAGATGCGGATCGTCCTCCTCTTTCTGTAGGTTGTTTCAAGTTCTGCTTGGAGAACCTGTATAACATGTCGTACTCATATCCTATGAAGAAGTCATTGTAATCTAAGTATTCATATCCTTCCTGCCATAGCGGAGCAGCTGAAGCAAAAGCACCAGCCAATCCCCATTCAACACTTGTACCAATATCAGCAGGAGGAGGAGGTTTATTAGCCTCAGTAGATACATGACCTTGAGTACAGACATATAAGGTTTCTTCAGTATAACTTTGACCAGAAGACCACGCATCAGCGGATTGAGTTGTTGTTATTACTCTCCAATACTCCTGCCAATCAGCACCTGTTTCTGGTTGTTTAGCTGCGTCTGATGTATGTGTTTGTGTGCAGATATATTTAATATTTCCTACCTGTACAGGATCAGCACCGTAACTAACAAAGTCAGCATTTAATCCTTTTACCACTGCTCTTTTATAAGTCCTTGAATTACCGAACTCATCAACAGAAGCTGGATCAGTATCTATAATAAGTTCTCTTTTATTTCCGTTCTTAGTATAGAATGCCATTCCATCTTGAAATTCAAACCCACTCTGTGTTCCTATTTCAGTAGCGTTGGATATGCTCTGTCCATTAATAGTAACAAAGTCATTTACATACCAACCTAAGAAAGTAAGATAAGAAGAGTTTCCTGGTATTCTATGGTCTAACAATAAAGAATAGTTCTTATCATCTTCTACCAATCCATTTTCCATAGGAATCGTTTCAATGTAAGTACCTTTAGAATCTGTGGTTATAACATACAAAGTAGATTCAATGAAGTAGAAACTTCTAATCTCCTTAGCAAATGAGAAAGTCATCCAAGCACTCTGTATCTTCTCGTTCCCCTGCCAAAAGTATTTATATACATACAGCTTCTTATAGTCACTGTCTGATTGTACAATTACCATGTTCTCTGCTGAACTTCCTTCCATCCTTACGATGTTAGTAGGTATGTACTTGTTTATCTGTTCTGTTATCTCAGCAGCTCTGTATGTCTCAGTGTTATTATCTACTGTATATTCTAACAATCCTTCAAAGTTATTCCTTTTAAAGTTAAAGTATATATAGTTACTAAGTGCTAACGGACGAATAGTTTCTGACACATCATACTCAGTGACTGGTGATATAGTAACCGTCTTAGGAGTTAACAAATCTCCACCTCTAAGTACAAACTGAGTCTTAGGAGAGAACAACATTAACTTCTCTTGGAATGCCTGTGCATGTTGTAGGATGCTGATCTTAGTGTGAGATATTCCTACATCTATAGGAGCAGAGTCTAACAGAGATTGTGTCGTAGTCCTAAAGAAGTTAAAGTATTCATCTGCTTCAGAGAACACAACAGAATCATCAGTTAAGAATCCTAATCTGTTTTTAAAGAAAAAGATGTCATTGATAGTTTTAGTTGTAAAAGTTGGGAATGGATTACTGTAATCATCACCTGCATTCCTACCTACCCACTCGACTTCTTTTAAAGTAAAACTTGTTATTTTACCTGTGGCTTGGTCAGGGACTAATCTTACAGGCATTGTGCTCCTATCCAAGAATCTATCAATCCCTGAAGTAATGCCTTTATCTGTGCCATCTTGAGTCCAACCAGGTTCCTCTATCCAACTACCTTCCCCAAATTCTTCGTTATCCTTAGTTTTAAATCTTACATAGTAATCATCTTGGTCTAAGTCAGCATCACCAATAATCTTTACTCTAAAGTTATTAAAACAAGACTTAGGTAGATCAGTAATATTATCCACTTCTTTGTAAATAACACCTAGTGCTTGGTCAGCTAATCCATCAGAAACTCTAACTCTAAAATCTGTACTAGCAGAAATCTTTATTACACTCCCTTGTCTTTCAGTTGTAAACTTAGTAGTTGATCCAGACACAGTAACAGCTGATATACTAGGAATAACGACACCACCTGACAAGTAGTTAAAATAATCCACGCTAGTAGTTGTGTCTTGATTGCGGGCACGAGAGTAGGTGGTAAACGCTCTTCTAATAGTAACTAACATCCCAGTGCCTGTAACTGGATCATACGCAGATGTAGAAACTGTATTGTCATAACCTGTTCCTTTTTGAGTCAAAACAGAAGCAGTTACAGCACCATTAACAACAGTTAAAGTACCTCCAGCACCTGAACCTATCTTAGTGCTAATGCCACCTACAATGTCAAATTGATCAACTGAAAAAGTAAAAGAGGTGTTGAAATATCTATTAGCACCTGTACTGCCGCCTAGCCCCGATCCTCCTGTTAAACTAAATACTTCTACAGTTCCTGCACTAGCTATAAAAGCATCTAAACAAGCAGTAAGGTCTTTAGCTATGTATTCGGTATCAGCGAATTTACCATTGCTATGTGAGGCTGCTCCGCTTATGTATGTAGCTGGACTATAAGGACCACCGTGAGACCCTGAAGTGTAATCGTGTTCAGCATCTAAACTACTATCAACAGGAACTAACTGTCCATCTAAGAAAATACTGTAAGCTTTATCGTAGTCTCCAAGTTTAACAAATATTAAAGCATCGTATTCTAATGGTTGAGTTTTTAACTCTGAATCCGTAACTTTAGCTACAGTCTTCTTTTTGTTAACAATAAATGTAGAGTCTGCAATGGTTAAAGCTCTGAGGTCTTTGACAGGATTAAAGTCACCTGACGATACAGATAGATAAGCTTCAGCAGCAGCATCTTCAACAGTTATAGTCATAGGACCACCATCTTCAAGATCAAATGCTTGCAATCCATTACCTCTGTCGTAAGTGATAACATATTTATTCTGTTCATCCCTATCGACATGATGTGTAAATAACTCAGCAGTAACATTAGTACCTAACTGAGCATTGACTTGGTTTAATAACCTACTATTAGGTCTTTTTACTAATCCCTCTACTACAGTTGACCAAGCATTTATCTGCTCATCACACTGTCCAGGGTATCTTAAATTGTCAGGCTGTTGTGATACACCTTGTGCAAGGTTAGGAATACTGGTGTGAAGCAGTGGCATTGTTATCTGTCTAGTACTCTAAGTACGCTGTAGTGGTCAAATATAGTCCTGTCTGCATTCTCAGAATCGCTTTCAATAGCCCTGGCTTTTGCTTCTATCTCATCTCTCAATGCAAAGCCTTCTATCTCACGACTGCCTAAGAACCTAGCAGCAAATATACGAGCAGCTTTGACAGATATGTAATGTCTAAATTGTTCAGGTAGTTCTTCAAATTCCAACTCAAAAGTAATTATAGCTTTCAAGTCCTTAGTCCAAGTATCCCTGTGATTCTTTCTGTCGTACAGTGTAGTTCCTCTTTGTACAGCATCAGTATCTGTATTTAACTCAGGGTCTAAGTCTACCTTTAATGTATTGCTCGGAAGAGTAATCTTATTTGTATTAGCATCTGGTACTAACGGATAATCATACTCAGTATTAAAATGCCATCCTTCCGATTGGATAGCCTTGCTTGTTTCTTCTAGTGCATGGACTGCTTGTGTGACGGTTACAGGAACACTTGTTCCACTTAAAGTATTAACAGGTGATTCTCCTATTACAGAGATCATTATGTTTACCGCTTCTAGTTTAGTTGTCAGTGCCATAGCTTAATAAATAAAAATATCGATGAAGGGTGCGGAACGAATCACAGACCACCCAACACCGAAGAGAGAATCCGATTAAGATACTAATTCGATAGCACACTCAGGACGGAGGATTCCGTGACCCATAGCATACTTAGCAACGAACAATGTACCTTGACGCTCAATCTGATATTCAGACTCAGTAGCAAGATCAAGTAACTTAACAGTTCCAACAGCAGCAGAGTGTCCTACGATACCCAAGCTGTTTCTGAAGTCACCATTGTATCCTGCTCCGTCTCCACCAAATACATCATTAGCTGATGAACCGTCTCCGCTAGTAACAGCTGACAAGTCAGTTGATGGGATGTGAGTGGATTTGTAGATATTGATACCAGCTACTTGTGCAATGCTACCAGAAGCAAGCGATCCTGAACCTCCTACATCTTTATTAGCAGCAGAAGTATTGATAGCAACTGCACCGCTACCTCCTGTAATAAGTTTGTAGTATTCACTAGGACGAAGAACAGCAAAGCGTCCGTCACTAGGAATGTCATTCTCGTCAAGCTTTTGAGCAGCTGTGAACAAAGCAGTGATTAACTCAGAACCTGTAACAGCAGCAGGAGTACCTGCAACATCACCAGCACTGAAGTCATTGTTAGCAACATCAAGTTGTCCACCAGTTTTACCGCCAGTAATGACAGCAGAACTACGAGCAGCAGCGATGAATACTTTAGCGATAGCAGTGTCGAAACGAAGTGCAAGAGCCTTACCTAACTCGTTAGCGTAAACTGAACGAATATCGTAGTGGTTCTTTACATCATCAATGTTAGACAAGAAAGTAGAAGCCAAAAGCATCTTATCGATTGTGATGATTTGTTCAGCTTTCTTGATGTCACTGAGGTAAGAATTACCTGCGTCAGCGATGTTTTCGCCTGGTGTGTGATAGTCAGCAGAAGCTATTCCTGTAACAGGGAACTGAGCTGATTTACCGTTTTCGATTGTGCGAACAGTATGTAGTGGTTTGAAAATGTTTGACTCCTCAAAGGTCTGCAAGATTTCTCCGCTGAACTTTTTAAGAAACAAAGCATCTACATTACCAGCACTATTAACTTGTCCTACACGAGAGGGGGATGTATCTCCATTAGCCATGATATATTATCTCCTTTATTTATGTATTTGTGATTAGTGTTTATGTTTTGTGACTTTCGTTGTAACCTTTGTTCGAGATTGTCCACCGCAGTGGGTCTTGACATTAGTTATACTAATTGTCGATTCAAAGTGAATTTAATATAATAATCCCACCTAAGCACAGAACAGTCAAGACAATAGCCTTTTCCTTCTTTGTTAGTGAATTGTATTTATCTAATAGTTTTTTCATTTTTTGTTAGCTTTATTGTGTACATATCGAGTGTAGATTATCGGTACTACATTCCACAGGATAACACCTACTAAACATAGTTTCAAGAATCCATACACTTCGTCTAACATAGAATCAAAGAATCCATCATCCATC